TGCCTTACTATAGACTCTAATCACTTTAATAAATTATTCTGAATGTATACTGATTAGAAAAAAAGGATTTGAATTAATATGGGAAGGGGAAGTACAATAACATATTATTTTTTTTAGAGTGATTTCTATGTATGTAGTTTAAAAAACCGAATTTTGATTTTTTGCCAGTACATTTTTAATTTGTATAAAAACTTGAAATCCCCTTCACACAATATTACTTTGTCAGTGAGTATAGTTATAATTGAAAATCAGAATAAAAATACATTTTCAGAGACTGATGACTGACTGCACTTCACTGAAAGCATAACCCACTGAATCTAATTCATCGGGGCTTGGATAATCCTTCATAATTTCCTTATCGGGATGCACATAAATATACTGATTAAACAAAGCCCTCAAAGGATTATACAAACCATAGTTAGTGTCCAGTCGACTGTCGAAGAACAACCTGCCCTGCCGAACTAAATTGGAATGAGGCATTGCCCTTGTGTACTTGCTACCCATTGTGGAAGCTTGTGTTTTCTTGATGATGATTCCATATTTCCTTGAAATATCACCCAGTAATTGTTGCCAGTATTTCAGTGCATAAGCAGGGCTACTTCCTGCTTCGCCTTCAAAGTTGATGACATATGGATGCCATTGTCTGTTTCGTTCGATGAAGTAACGAAGCCTCTGTTCTGTCTGTGCAGACTCTGTTGCATCTAGGTCTACTAGCACGAGGTTTCCATTGTTGAAGTAGACAAGACAACTCATTGCGAACTTATCTCCTCCAGTACTTGCAGGGTCTATTCCGATTGTGCAGAATGCAGGTTGCCAGTTTTGATAGTCTTGTAGGTGTATGATTTGGGCTTGTAGTTGTTCACGATTGCATAATAGTCCTTCGTTGATTACTGCGTCCCAGTCACCATCCTTGAGTTGCATTTTTGTGAGTGGGTCGAGTTTATCCAGTTGTTTTTCGTATTGTTCAGTGTCTAGGTATTTGTTGTCTGTGTAAGCAGACTGGATGAATGGTTGTGGACTATCGGGTATGATGAATCTTTTTTTTACCCAATCGTGTCCTCTTCCTCCAGGGTTTGTTGCTCCTCTCATTCTGATTGGTATATTGGATGATTTGAGTTTTCTTAACCTACTGTGTAGGTAGGTGTATTGTTTTTCAGTGAACTGTGTGAGTTCATCGAAGCCGACAAACTGGAGTTCTGATCCTTGGTATTGGTCGAGGTCGTTATCGTGTGCTAGGTATCCGAATGTTAGTGTTGCACCACTGGGGAATGTCCAAGTTTTGGTGGTTTTATCGTGATGAACTATGCCTTCTGCTACTGGTTGAGATAGCCATCTTCTTGCTCTGTCCATTATCGCATTCGGTTGGCTTAAATCCTTGAATGTTCTACGAAGGATTAATGCACTGTAGTCCTCTTCTGTCACATACTGCAGGGCAGACATTAAGAGGGCATCACTTTTTCCACCACCTGCCATTCCCCCATAGAGGAGTTCTTCAGAGGGATAAGTTAGAAAATAGACTTGGTTTTCAAATGGTCTTTCGTGACTTACTGGAATGAATGGATTATCTATAATGGTTGTTTTAATATCAACCATCATCTGTATTCTCTGTTCCCTTGACAAATTCTCGAATGTAATCCTCATTACGATTCCTTCTATCCTCAACAGTTATCTGTTCATTAGTTTCGATTTCGGCTTCCACACTGGCATCAACATTCAAGTTGGTTTGACCTTCATTCACCAGTTCATTGAGGGACGCTATTTCATTCCTTAATGCTTCACTGTTCTTGTTCGCCCCATAAACTTTTTGATTAGTGGTCATAAGGTCATCGGATTCGATTTCTTCTCGAAGTTGATTCTGAAACTGAATCCTATCCCTCATACCCCTAATGGCTTCCTCTCTGATTTGTCTGATTTCCTCTTTCAAAGCTTGGTCTTCAACATCCCTCAACCAGTTGTCATAGGCTTCTGCCCTCATCATCCATTTCCATTTCGCAGAGTATTCTCTAATGGTTTCATAGGTAGGGATTCTTTTCATACCTTTGTTGGACAGTATGTTGGACAAGTGTTTATGGAAATGGACTAGTGTTCGAGGGGTTGGTTGTTTAATGAATTGTTGAAAGTATTTCCACGAAGCACCTTTTTCTTTGCCATATTTTGGGTCAGTATATGGTTCTGTCCATAGTGATGTTTCGTGTTCCATTGTTTTTCATCTCCTTTTTCTAGTGTATTATTGTGATTAGGAATGTTAGGATTGCTATTGCAGTTGTTATACTGGTTAATCCGATTGCGACTGCCCATTTGAGTACATTTTGGGTGTTTTCTAGTTTTGTTACTCTGTTGTCTATGTCGAAGTCCCCTTGTTCGGATTGGTGTTGCCATTGGTCTAGTTTTTCGGTGACTCCATCTATTTTGTCGCTTACTTCTTTGATGTCTTTTTTGATTTCTTGTATTTGTTGTTCTTTGAAGTCTGCTCTGATTTTGAGTTCTGTGATGTCATTTTCGTGTCTGTTGACTTGTTTTTCTCTGATGCAGGTGTATTCAGTTTTTTTGGGGGTCATCTTCGGTCTCCTCGTATTCTAGGGCAGGGTCTATGTCTTCGATGATGATGGGGTGTTTAGCATTCATCTTCATCACCGATTGGAATATTGTCTTCAGCAGTTGCTGATGCCTCATCATTTTCATCTTGGGTGTAGTAGTGGATCAGGTCTTGTATGTGTCTGATTTGGTCTTCGGATAGTTCTGTTGGTATGTGTATTTCATCGGTGTTTTTATCCCAGAATGTGTTGTGGTTTTTGGCATTTATGTATCCGAATAGTAGGAATATTAGAGTGAGTGTGATTGTGGTTAGTGTTTCTGCAGTTATGGGTAGGTTTATTCCTTTACTGGATAGGTATCCTATTATTGCTCCGAATAGGGCTAGGAATATTGTTGTTAGGATTGTGGTACTGTTTCCTATGGTTAAGATGTTATATTTTTTCTTCATTTTTTATGTCTCCTTATAAGCTTATAAGAGAGATTGGTGTTTATTCGGTGTCCTGCGACATATTGGTGTTGTGTTTGGATTATGTGTCCACATTTGCATTCTATGTCTCCAGTTTCAAGTGTTTTTGTGTATTCTCCGATTCTTTGGCAGACTGGACATCTTGTGCGATTGTAGTCTATTGTTTTTAGGTAGGTTTTTTCTTGTCGGAGTTTACTGTACACTATGTTTTCCACCTTTTTGGTTTTTTTCTCTCTTATTATATACTCTAATCATTTTAGTGTATTCGGATTGGTTTATTTTGCTTTATCGTAGTCCTAGGCTTTTTTTGGCTTTTTGTACTTTGATTCTTTCTTTTTCAAAGTCTTTGTCTCTTTTTCCGTGTAGGTTGGCATTTTTACTTCCTAATGCTCCTTTGGTTCGTTCTGTGAGTGTGTCTTTGTATCTGTTGTAGTATGCTCTGTTGTTTTCTCTGTTTTGTTCTTGTCGGCTATAGTCTCTGCATTTTCGACTGCAGTATTTTTTGTTCTTGGTTGATTTGGTGAAGAATCTGCCACACCAGTTACATCGTGGTAGGTGTTCAAAGCATTTTTGGACTATGCTTTCAAATACTTCATTGGGCTTGTCTTTTATGTAAGGGACTGTGGTTATGTTTTCATTTCCTTGACTGATTCTTTCATATTTCTGTATCAGATTGGATGTGTTGGTGTAGTCCTGCTCATCAAGTATTATGTCAGTGGTTATGATGATGTACAAGTCCATCGGTGGGAAGTAACGATTGATGTCCTTGATGAATTGGTTGTTGGTTTTCTTATCAGTGTTGTAGACATAACTGGATAAGATGCTTCTGTCCCATATTACGAGGTCGTATTGTTCCCAGTTTTCACCATAGTAACTAAATGACCTGTCGAATGCCATTAGTAGTGCGATTTCGTGGTTTAATAGATTGTGTGTTTGAAGTATTCTGATGATGTCAGTGTTGACTGGTTGCACTGCTTTTCTGCATTTGTAGGATTTCTTTGTGAAGAATTCAATGAGTTTATCGACCATTGTGGATTTGCCGACTCCATCGATGCCTTCGATTGCAATGTGTATGGTCATTTTCTGATTCCCCCTCTTGGGTTTTTGTTGATTGATAATTCTGTTAGTATTTTGTTTAATAAGAGTTTATTCCATTTATTTTCAATTAATTTATCTCTTACTTTTTGTGCATCTTCTAATGAATTGTATGAACCATAGAAACTTTTTTTGTATCGGATATGGTAATATCCTTTGACTTTGAAGATGTTTCTGTCGATTAGGTAAGATTTTTGTTTTTTCTTTTTCTTTTTTGGTACAGTGAAATAGTTGAAAACTTGTTTCAGTTCAAGATTATATTTTGTTAATGCTTCTTCTATGCTTAATCCTTCTTGCAAGTCTTTTCTGAATTTTAAATAAACATTCATCATATATTACATCTCTAATATTTCAATTGCTTTATTTGGGCAGGATTCCACACATTCATAACAATAACTGCACCTATATGCATTGTGACTATATATTCCTTTTTCAAGAGTTAATGCTCCAGTTTTGCAAGTTCGTATACAATTGTAGCATCTTTCACATTCTTTATTGTTGATTCTTACTGTGCAGTAGTTTATTCCTTGTCTTCCAGTCATATTATCCTTTTCCTCCATATTGTAGTGTGTCTTCATCGTAGAATATCATACTTCCAGTTGTGCCTTCTTGGTTTTGGTATTTGTTGCCACATTCTCCATATAATCTGTTTGGGGTGTTGGTGAGTTCCTCGAATACGATTTGGCAGATTCTCATATCTTCATAGAGTAGTATGGTGTTGTTGCTATGGTTGGCGATTTCCAATGTTATTTGTCCTTTGAAATTGGGGTCGATGAATCCTGCAGTTATATGGATTGCGATTCCTAATCTTCCGACACTGCTTCTTCCTTCGACTCTTGCAACTAGGTCTGATGGGACGTGGACTGTTTCCTTGGTTGTGGCTAGGATGAATGCTTTGGGTGGTAGTTGCATTACATTGCATTGGATTCTTTCGTATCTTGGACTGTTGTTTT